GCATATGAAATCTATTGAATGTTTAAAGGAATATGTTGGACATATGTTTAATAAGGAATCCACTTTATCAGCTATCGATATTCTTGATCATATTTATTCTGGTATATATGAAAGAAGATTTTTGATTAATGGTATACCCTATGAGTTCATGATGAATGCAATGTTTTTATCAACTAAATTGCAACATGAAGAAAACAGAAACATTTACATTCTGAATATAATCTCAAAATCTGTTGCCTATTTTATTCAATCAGAAAGTAAATTGAGAAATAAGCAACTTAAAAGAGAAATGGTTGTTGAAAGTATGACTAACAGGTTAAATTTATTATCACAAGTTAACAATATGGCTTACAACTCTCTTAAAAGTGATAAACTAATGGTTATTAATAACGGAGATATGGCTGGATGGTCTCCTAAAGACATTTATGAAAAATTTATAGTGTTAAAAAAATTAGAAATTAAATTAGGAATGTGTGATCCGGAGATAAACAGATTATTGATATTTTTCTTGGAAAAGTTTAGAAAGATGAAAGTGATCTTAGAAAATTATATAGACTATAAGAATTATGATTTTTTAAATGCACATATTAAAACTTTTAATTCCATAAATTACATAGAAATAGAATATTCATGGCCAGAAGGAATATTTCACAATATTTCATCATATGTTCATGAATTATCTAGCATTTTATGTCAAAAATTGTTAAGACAATCACTAAATGATTCATTACCAACATGGTATCAACTGGTTCATTCAGATGATTCTAACCAAGTGATAATTATTAATAATGATCAATTTGAGCAATTTGTTAAATTTAGTGAGAAAGTTCCCATGTTATTTGGATTAGAAATATCTTTAACAAAGCCAACTTTTAATACTGAAGTGAGTGAAATGTTATCTTTGTATAATATTCATGGTTTACAGTACGATTCTTATGTTAAACATATGTTCTTTCTTGAAAATGTAATAAGAAATCAATCTTTTGGCAGAAATTACAAAGCTTTAATAAGCAGAATATCAAATATTTTAACAAAAACTGATTTGTATGAATTTTGTGATTTAATCGAAACCATTTATTACTGTAAGCTGCTTAACAGATATCATTTATCAATTGATTCAGTTTTAAATCCATCCTCATTGGGAGGTTATAATTTGATGTCTATGAATCAAGTTTTGTCTTTTCCTATACACTTTAGTGATCTATTAAAATTATTTATATCCAATAACAAAGGTTTATTAAATGTTAGTAATTTAATAATTAATTCTAAAGTGGTTAGAGAAGTTAAATTATCAGATAAAATGTTTAAAAGAATCAAATTAATAAGAAATAATTTTGTTAATAAGAAAGAAATAGATTATCCTGTAGATTATAATCTTAAGTCTTCAAAAAATGAATTTGTGGAAATGTTAGAGTCAGATATAATTTTTAGAAAATTGGAGTCTTTTAGAGGGAAAGATTTATCGGAAAGGGTAATAACTAGATCGCTTAGTGATTCTTTACTCTATAAGTTGGAGAATGGCGATTATGTGAATATTAAAGATTGTATAGAACATTGCAATTCGAACAAGAATACTATGATACAAATTCTAAGTTATCATAACATAAATAATAGTATTCAATCCAACAAAGAGTTTGATACATTTTTAAGCAAATATTTTATAATTGAGAAAAAAGAAAAATTGATTAAATATGCTGAAGAAAATAGAACTTGGAGAAAGTTGATAGATAGATCATATTTTAATTTGACAAGAACTAATTACTTAATTTTAAAAAAATATGGTAATGATTTGTTCAAACAACCTTTTGTCGATCAATCAAAACTATTAAACTTGGTAACAGAATATAATATTTTTAACAAATGCTTCAATATAACCAAATTTTCAAGTATAGAATATATAGATTCAAAATTGGATTTGCTTCAATTTTACTCTTATGGGCAGTTATTTATTAATACAAGATGCAGTTCAATTTTTAATTTTCTTGAGTCCAACTCAAAATTTAATTTTAAATTTGATCAGATCACAATGAACAAGTCTTTCAGTTTGATAGAGGAATTCATATCGGAGAAAAAATATTTAATCTCATCACTTTGGGAATCCTTGGAAGATTCGTTCAATGAGACTAGCAAGATTATATACCCTAAGATGTTGATGTATTACGATGAAGAGATGTCATCTAGTGATTTGATATATGAAATTTCAAGCAATATTTTTGAAATGTTAAATAAAAAGATTGGAAATAAAACTATTAAAGATTTAATAGTGAAAGGAAACATAAGTGATTACTTATTAAAAAAATATTCTCAGTTGATTGATTTGTGTTCCATATATGAATCTTCGATTTTTATAAAATCTAGAAGTAATTCTGTAGTATGGATTGTTGATCAAAAGAGAATAGGAATTAATTATGAAGGACCAGGATTATGTGAAGTTTACTCCTTTGGAATTTTAACTTACATATGTTTAATATATGACAATGAGTATTATCTATTTCCAAATAAAGATTTAAATTCAATTAAGTTAAGTAAGCAATCAGCTTTCAAGATAATAAATCTCAGAAACATGTATCAGTCAAGAAGAATAAACGAACTCAAAGCTAAATTAACTCATATACTAACAGCAAACAATTTTTCAATAAACGAGTTAAATTGCTTTACCAAATTAAAATTGCAAGAATATTCAGGCAAACTTCACTTCTCAGTGGAACGCCTATTCTACAAACCTGGAATAAAAGTTGTAGTTAAGTCAATTAATGATTATTCATTTAATATACTTTTCAATGAAAATTTCTTCAGACAGACTGAAGATAAATTTCTCTCTTGGGATACAGTTAGTTTAAAGAAATCCAGAGACACTATAACAATTGAACCTAATAAAAAGACAAAGATCTTAAAAGAAACTGTAGTTGCTGATTATATGAAAGATTGCTCAAACAGTGTTTTAGTAAAACAAACAATGGAATCAGTGAGAAACTATTTATATAATTTATCAAAATCTTATGCTGTAATGAATTTGGATGAAACCGAAGATTTTGAAATTTCATGGTGTAAAAAACATGTTAAGTCACATTGTTATTTAAGTAAATACGGAACAACAAAAAAACTTGATGAATTCATGGATATAAGACCTTCTGTAAACTTTATAACTATATGTAAACATGACGGTTTAATAAAACATGATAAAACAATGAATAGAATAAAAACATTTAATCTAAAATCTGAAGAAAAAGTAAAAGAAGCTG